AACAGCGTCTGTATCATTATTTTTACCTACATTTAGTCTCATGACGGCTTGGAGGTCATCAGGGCTTCTTGGGGTATCAGGATTGAGCTCTCCATGAACTTGCTGCCGTTGACGCAGGGAACGGAGGAGGTCCCCAACAGCCTTCGGACCAACGGTCGTAGCTGCACCCCCGGCTATAATAGCAGAAGGGAGAGCAAGTGCTGCCTTTACTCCCGCTCCGATAGGGGCAGCAGGAGTCATGTAGGTAGCATCCGCTACCGCTCCTATCCCTTGTAGGAGAGCATCTAAATACTTTCCTTCAGAAAGATTTTTCGTAAGGCTGGTACTCCCCGGAAGAACTCCAACTGCTTCAGCCACACCCGACCCAGGAAGCATTCCGGCCGCAAGTGCTCCCGCAGCAGCGGGAAGGTTAGGCCCTCTAAAAAGAATACTGGATAAATCAGGCGCTGACGTAGGAATCAACCCTCTCGGGCCAAAACTCTCTTCACCAACAGCTAAAGAGGCTATCCCTTGGCGGTCAACCACTACAATCCCCGCTCTTTCTGATCGGCTGCAAGATTCGTACGGTATAGTGCCACATCAGCACGTTGCTTCGCTATATCCTGCTGGGACCTAATACGCTCCCTATCTATCGCATCATCTTGCTCCGACTGCTCCTCGGAAACACGCAACTTATCAGCATCCGTCTGAACACGGGCCATCAACTCCTGCTCACGCAACGCAAGATCCTGCTGCTTCAACTCCACAATAGGATCTTCCTGTTGCGGCGGGGTCAACAACTTGACAAACTCCTGCATCAACTGCGCCTCTTGCTGCGCAATCAAATTCGTCCTCTGCTCTGGTGGCACCCCAGCAACTTCCTGGCCCGGCACACCCGGTGCACCCTGCGGGACAGGCTGGCCCTGCTGCACCATCTGCTCCGCCAACATAGTCAAGTGCTCAAAAACATGCTTCTGCAAAGCAGCAACCAACACAGGCTGAGCTTGCATAATCGGGGTCTGCATAAACGCAATGTGCGTAGAAATATGCGCCCGGTGGTCCTGCTGCGGGAAAGCTCGCGGGGGCTCACCACCATTAGGGATGTTCAAAACACTACTGTTCTCTGACAACGGTCCAGCAGGTTCTGGCTCTATCGGCGGGGTGAGCAACGCATTGATGTTCTGAACGCCCAACGCCTCGTACATTCGGCGGTAAGCCTCATACATATTATGCAACTGCGGGGCAGAATTAGCGAGCTTAAACTGCTCCTGCGCCAAACTCACCCGCTGCGACATGCTGAAAATGTTCGGGTCACTAACCGGCAGGACATCCACCCGCCCATCAAAATCAGCCTTCTTTATATCCGGCGTAGCAGGGGCAACATCATACGGGTAACTCTCCGCACCCTCAGCAAACAATTCCGCAAGGAGGCCCAACTCAGCCTTCAAACTCGCATGCAAACGCTTATGCACCGCCGACATAACCTTGGCACCACGCTCCATAAGCGCCATAGTCGTGCCCACCGGCATCTCTTGGTTCGAATCACCAACACCAATCTCAGTCGTGCCAACAAACTTTTCAGCACTGCCAACCACAAAACCAAGCAACTGGAACAACGTAGCGCTCGGCTCCTTGTAAGGCAGCGGCAACAAACTACCGCGCAAATCATTACCCGGCACATCTACATCTCTAAACTCTCCCGGCCGGATGGGCGTCGCATCATCAGCAATACGCAACCCTCGGGCCTTAAATCCAGCCGGAAGGTTACTCAACGTCCCCGCATCAATCAACTGCCGCAAAGTGCTCGTCGCACTGCGAGAGTTATTACCTAGCAAATGAATCAAACCAAAGCCGTAGAAACCCAAGCCAGGGGTGAACTTGTACTGGACAAAATACTGCACCGGCTCCTTGCGTCGGTCTGACTCAAGGTAATTCCGGCGGATCGATAAAATCTGGTCCGTATCCAAGCAAATAGTCACAAGGTACGGCAGCTTGATTCCCGTCTCCTCCCCAGCTTCATCCAAATCAGGGTAGGACTCAAGATCCAAATAACAATGGCACTCAATAAGGGTCAGCTCATCGTTTTCACCGACATCCTCACGGCCCTCGATTTTATCGTATGTATCCTGGATATCATCGCGGGACTCATCCCTTCCACCCATGATATTCACATCGGAATAAAACCCAGAAACCTGTTGCTTCCGAACTCCATTCCGGGAAACACGCAACACATGCGTAATCCGCTCCGCCGTGCGCAAATCCGTGGCAGCGTAATTGACGATCAAATCATCGGAAGGGACGAACTTACTAACCTCACGGCCTATCTGCTCATCAAAATAAACCTTCTTAAACGCACTGCCGCTCAAGCCGAGGTAATAAAGCATCTGGTCGAACTCAGCCTCATACTCTCGCATCCGGTACATGATCTGGTAATTCATGAAGTCCTGAACACGCTGTCCAGAAACCTCAAGCTCAGGGGTAGGCGTCCCAATAATCATCGTGCGCACAGGGCCACTACTAGGCAAAAGCTCCTTATAAGCACCCGCCTGAAACTGGGTCACGGCCTCATTCAACAAAGGGTGCACAACACCAGAAGCACCCTGGAACGGCTCCGTCCGGTTTTCGTATGTCAATCCTAGAAGCGCCAAACCATCCGTGTACTGCTTCTCCCAATCAGCGCGGGAAGAACGGTCATCATCATATTGACCACGCAAATCGCTGCTGATTTTCCCTAACTCTGACTTGGGGAGAATTTCCGCCAGATTATCGCCAAACAATCCCTCCGGGAGCTCCGTCTCCTCTTCGCCGAAAAGAAGAGTCGCTCCGCCATCCGCATCCTCCGTTATCTCCACTTCCACATCTTCTTCAACCTCCGCAGAAGTCCCTAGGAACAAATCCTCTAGGCTCAACGACTTATTGGAAGGGAGTCCTTCAGGGGCGGGGATAAGTCCCTGGTCCACCATCGTATCGCGAATGGCCATTCAAAAGCTCCTAGTAATAAGCGATCTGCGGGCGGTAGCCATCTTCCTCATCCTGGTAATCCTCCGGATGGGAAATAAAGCCACCTTCGCGGAATCGTCTCAACGCCTGGGTTACCGTATCAACGTAATCATCATGCTCCCCACCAGGGAACGCCGCGCACTCCTCAATAACCTCTTCTGCAAAAGTCGTGTCCGGTGCCCACACCATACCAGACTCAAACATAGGGGAAACAGAATTTACACGCGAGATTTTATCATGGCCCTTGCTCGGGCTGTAGTTCACAACCGGGATACCCATATTCCGTAGCTCATGGGTCAAAGGCATACCACTAGCTTTCGCCTCGATAAGGACACTCTCCGGCTCCCAGTATTTATACTCCTCATAAGCCACTCGGCGCAAGTCGGGGAAATCCCACCGCCCTCTGCGCGCATCCAACAACATCACATTAAACGGTCCATTCTCCACCGGCTGGAAAACACCCCAAGTGGTGATAGCACTATAATCCGCAGAAGTCTGCTTGCTATAAGCCGTATCATAAGACTGCATGACGTAACTCAACTTAGGCAACTCCTCCTTATCCCACTTCTGCCACCAATCGCGCTTCAATATCGCAGCCGTCTCACTCGTCGGGTTCTGCTGCCACTGCGCCTCCCACTTAGCAACAGACAAACTACCCTTAACAGACAACAAATCCTTCTTGTTCCAGAACTCAGGCCAAACCGGCTCGTTATCCGGCATGATCGCAGGAAACTCAATCACCTCCCACTGGTCCGACAAAATATCTCTCGCTTGGTGCCGTATCAACTTACCCGTAAGGTCATTCTCAGCCCAACGCGTCATCACAATCACTATCGCACCACCCGGCTGCAAACGCTGGCGCGGGCCAGACGTATACCACTCATAAGCATTCTCCAACGCACTAGGCGACAAAGCATCCTGCTCACTGTGGGGGTCATCAATAATCAGCAAATCAGCACCACGTCCCGTAATAGCGCCACCAACACCAGCAGCAAAATACTCCCCACCATTACCCGTCTCCCATCGGCCAGCAGCCTTACTATCAGCCCGCAACTGCACCTTAGGGAATATAGACTTATACTCCTCCGTATCCATCAAGTTGCGAACCTTACGGCCAAAACGCACAGCCAACTCAGCCGTATGCGTCGTCTGGATAATCTTCAAAGCCGGTCGGCGGCCTATCAACCACGCCGGTAACAAATAACTGCTGAACTCACTCTTCGTATGTCTCGGCGGCATATTAATAATCAAACGCTTAGACTCACCCGTAGCAATCTTCCTAAAAGCAGCAGCCATTCGCGTATGGTGCATGCCTCCAATAAACTCCGGCCAAACCAATCTGGTGAAATCTAAAAAATCCTGCTGCGCAGCTTCACTCCGCGTAGTCAACTTCGCCCGCTCCAAAAGCTGGGCAAACATCTTCAACTTATCCTCGGGAATCGACGCTAACTGCTGCGCTAAACTATCCGGCACAAAACACTCTCTCTAAAACGCCGGGGCAATAGCACTGTGCGAAACACACAACACCATCACCAACACAACAAACACAACCACCATTATAGACACCGTCTTAAACTGTCGTCCCTTAGAACACCAACCATCGTAAATCTCCTTCAAATCCTTACACACAGGCACCTACCTTCCTATCAACCTATCTATATTCGCTATCAAACCACCCATCAAACCACTACACACAACACCAACCATCGTCAAAACAGCTCCCATTCCACGCCAACGGTTCAAAGACTCATTCTGCTTAGTAACAATAGAATACAACCGCTGGACATCATCTTGCAAACGCTCAACCTTCGCGCCTAACTCACTAATCTGTCGGTGCAACATTATATCACTAGGGTCAGTCATTATTGCACCACTGATCTATTTTTTCGATCGAATGTCCATGAATGATTCTTACACCACATTATTCGCGGGGACCAGTACAAATGCTAATGCCTTTGTACCTGTCTCACGCTTAGGGGGGGTTGGCCCCATTACTTGGCCATTACTTACCATTACTTTGGCGGGCTAGGTACCTTAGCAAGTACCCGGCAAGTAATGGGGGCCGCGCCATGCGGCCCCCATGCTTGGTTAAGCGGTTGGCTTTAGGGCAACCAGGGCGCCAAAGCCCGGCCCCCCATGCTTGCCAGGGTTGTAAGCACCCGCAAGCCACGCAACGTATGCGCTGGTTATACTGGGGCGCCCCTTTTGCACTGGGCCAGGGCGCGGCGCATACGCGGCCTTGGCTTGGGCGGCGCTAATGGTTGCGCCATTGGCCAGGGCAAGCAAGCAGTTGCCCCGCGTTGTAACAGCACCCGCCGCGCTAATTTTACTGCTAAGGCCGCGCAACCCAAGTGGGTTGGTGGTGCCTTTAAAGTGCACAAAG